TTCGCGGTCCGGTCGCCGGTCACCTCGTCACCGTCGAGGAGCAGCGACGCGATGACCGCCTCGTCCGGCACCGGGTCGCCAAGGTCCGGGCCGGGCACCTGGATCAGGTACTCCGGGTTGACGGCGGTCCCGACCAGTTCGAGGCCGGCTGCTAGCAGGCTGCTGGTCATCGGTGGTGCGCCTGGATGCCGCGGACGACCTGATCGAGCGCCGAGGCGAGCTTCTTCGGGTTCTTCTTGTATTCGATGAGGAGCTCGGTCATCAGCGACTCGATCCTTTGCAGCGCGGTCAGGCTGGCCCGGTCACGCGCGATCGGTTGCCCGTACTCCGGGTCGGTGATGAACGCGCCGATGGCGTTGGCGCCGCGGCTGAGCGCCGCATAGTTTCGGTTGATCGCGGCGATCGACCCGGACTTGCCGGACAGGATGTTCGTCTCGATCGCGACCGCCTGCTGCGGCGACAGGCCACCGAGCTCGGTGACCAGCCCGGCCGCGAGGTGCTTGGCGCGGAGCCGCTTGAGCAGCGCCTCGTCGGTGGCGACCATCTTCGCGCCGCCACCGAAGAACGACGACAGATTGAGCACATTGCCGTAGGGGCCGAACGCGTTCGACAGGGCGAAGTTGCCGGTGAGGCCCGACGCGATCGACTGGCTGGCGCTCGCCTGGGCTTGCAGGTCGGATGACAACTTGCTCTGCGCGCTCCTCAACGCCCCGCCGACCGCGGTCAATGCCTGCGACCCGCCCTTGGCGAACCCAGCGAGCACCTGCGGTTGCCCCTTCAGGTAACCGGCTGACAGTGCGGCGGCCAGGTCCTTGCCGACCTCCTCGACCATCGGCATCCCGGCCTTGATGCCGAGCACGTAGCCGTCCGGGACGGACTTACCGATCGTCGCGAACACCTTCGACGGTGAGTGCGACTCGATCGCCTTCGCCGCGGCCTGCGCGGAGATCTTGCCCATGTGCACGGCGGCGTTGATCGCCTTGATGTCGCCGGAGTTGATGCCTTCCGCGTAGCCGGCAGCCGCGTTGGCGCCCGCCTGGATGAAGTCGTCGACCTTGGACGCGGCCTGGTAGGTGACCCGATGCATGTGCGCGGCGGCGTTGACCGCCTTCACCTCGGCCTTGGCGACGCCGGCGGCGTAACTATCAGCGGCGTCGTTGCCGGCCGCTCCGAACTTCTTCGCTGACGACCGGGCGGCGCGGGCGGACCGGTCGATCGCGCCCGAGACCTGGTCGGCCTTGGTGATGATCTGGCCGAACGACGCGGCGAGCTGCTTCGCTTCGCTCTTCGTGATGATCCCGGCCGCGACCCACGTGCGCAGCATCCCCTTGGCGCCGGCCAGCGACGTCGTCCCGTCCTGCACGGAACCAGCGAGGGTCTTCGCGGCGGCGGCGACGTCGAGCGCCGACGACGCGACGTCGAGGTTGGCCTGCCTGGCCTCGCGCGAGTTGGCGCCGTACTTCTTGATGGCTGCGCTCGCGGCTGACTGCTTGTCGCGCAGGTCGTTGAGCGCCTGGTTCATCGCGAACAGCGGGTCGGCGAGGGCGTGCAGCGCGTCGCCGTAAGCCTTCGCCGCGTCGGTCGCCGACTTGGTCTTCTCAGCGGCCTTGCCGACGGCGTTGCCGTACTTGTCGACGCCGTTCGCCGCGTTCGCGGCCGACTCGGCTGAGGCCCGCACGGCGCCGGCGTAGGCCGGGAACCGGGACGCCAGGGTCTGCACCGAGACGCCTTGGGCTTTCGCGGCGGCGGTCAGCTGGTCGTAGGCGGAACGTGCCTCGTCGGCGTGGCCGGACGTCACCAAGCCAGCCAACGCCTGATCGACGGCTTGAATATTGCTGCGGGCCTTCGCGAAATCGCTGCTGCTAAGCGAACCGCCGTGCGAGAACGTCTGCGACAGGCTGTGGAACTTGAGCCCTAGGATGTCGAACCCGCCGCCCGACAGACTGATCACGCTGTGCAACTTCGATAGGTCGGACCCGAACGCGCGAGTGATCTCGCCGGTCACCTGACCAGTACGCGCAAGGTGCTCGAGCGACGCGGACATGGCGTCGGCGTTGAGCGACGTGTGATGCATCGCATCGTTGATCTGACCGACCGCTACGGCCGCTCCGAGAATCGCTCCAACTAGACCCGCCTTGCCGAGAATCCCACCGACCCTTGACCCGGAGATGCCGAGCTCTTCCATCGCCTCGCGGGTCTTCTGGATCCGCGGGAGCAGCAGCAGCATCCCGCCGCCGAGGAGCAGCACCGCGCCGGCGACACCGGCTAGCGCCTCCGCGCCGGTCTTCACCGGGCCGGGCAGGTTGTCCCACGCCTCGACGACCTGCGTGACGTCCTGCACGATCGACCGCAGCGGACCTTGCGCATTCTCACCGGCGCCGATGAACGCGGCGTTGAGCGCCGACTTCAGCTTCGTCAGGTCACCGGAGAGCGAGTCGAGCTTCCCGGACGCCTGCAACGCAGCGAACCCGGAGTCGTCGACCTTCTTCGTCCAGTCCCGGACGACGTCACCACCGTCACGCATCAGGATCGTGGCGGCCCGCACCGACCGAGCGGTGAACAGGGCGGCGAGCGCAGCGTCGCGTTGCGCCGGCGGCAACTTGCCGATCTTGTCGTGCAGCTCGTCGGCGATGGTCGCCATGTCGAGCATCTGACCGTTGCTGCCGTACACCTCGATGCCGAGCGCCTTCATCTCGGCTTTCGCCTTGGTCGTCGGCGCTTCGAGGTTGCGCAGCATCTGCGCGAACTGGGTGCCGGCGATCGACCCGAGCTGACCGGACTGCGCGAGCTCGGCGAGGACGCCGATCGTCTGCTCGATCGACAGACCAGCCTGATGCGCGGCGAGACCGCCGTAGGTCAAGGCTTCGGACAGGTCCGCGACCGAGCCGAGCGCCTTGTCGGCGCCGGCGGCGAGCAGGTCCGCGATGTGCGGGACGTCTTTGCCACTGAGGTGGAACTGCGTCATCGCGACCGCGGCGGTGTTCGTCGCCGCGGCGACGTCTTCCTGACCGGCCGCCGCCAACGTGAGCGCGCCAACCAGTGCGCCACCGACGATGTCCTTGACCGACAGGCCGGCCTTGACGAGCTCTGCTTCAGCGTCAGCGACCTGACCGGCCGAGTAGCCGTAAGCCTGCCCGACCGACAGCGCCGCGGCGCGCAGCTGCGACATCTCCGCCGGTGTCGCCTTCGCCAACGTCCGGACCAGTGTCATCTTCGCGTCGAAGTCCGCCGCCGCCTTGCCGGCGATGACGAACCCGGCGGAGATCAGCCCACCGGCGATGACCATCCCGCGGCCGGCGGACTGCCACGCCTGCGAAGTGAACCCGGACGACTTGCCGAGCCGGTCCTGCGCGATCGCCGCCCGGTCGGTCGCCGCGAGCAGCGTCGCGCGAGCTGCGGCGAGTTGCCGTTCGCTTACCTTCCCGGACTGCTCGAGCTCGGTTAGCCGGGCCTGCGCCGCCGCCTGCCGCAGCAGCGCCTGCGCCGCGCGTGATGAGGCGAGCGCTGCCTCGGTGATCGACACCTTGACGGCGTTAGTCGCGATGACCGCGTCAGACGCCGAAACGCCGGCCTCAGCCAACGCCTTGTCGGCGCGGCCGAGACCGGCGGCAGCGGTGTTCGCGGACGCTCCGGCTTGCGAGAGCGACCGGTCCAACTTGGTTGTGCCTGCAGCGGCGGCACCGGCACGCGCACCGAGGTCCTGCATCTGCCGGACGACGCGGATGTAGGTCGACTCGAACAGAGTGTCGTCGAGACGGACCTCACCCACGAGGGAGCCGAGGTCGAGGCTCACTTGGCCTCCCTCGACTCGTCGGGCTGGGGCATCAACGCCGCCTGCAGGCGGTTAGCGAAGATCGAGTTACCGGCGAAGTCGTGACCGACCGGGGCGGTGAGCAAGCCGAGGATCCGGCTGCGGAGCCACCGCCACGACCGGGCCGACATCAGCGCCTTGTCCCCGACGTCGATCCCGCGGTCAGCGAGATCGTTCTCGACCAGGTCCCAATGGGTGAGGATTTGCGGCCAGGTCAGACCGCCTCCACGGCCTCCTCGGGCCCGTTCGGTGATGTCGATGAACCGGAAGTTCGCGACGGTCGACCCCGGGCCGACCCGGTCCCGGCCGTAGATGCCCGGCTCGATTTCCGTCCAGCCGTCCTCTTCGCGGCGCGCCGCGTGGCCCGGTTCGCCCGGGCCGGTTGTTCCCCCTGGCCTGCCAACAGCGCCGCGTCAGCGGCTGCCTGCGACGTCGCGAAGCACCGGTAGGCGTCCTGGCCGTACCGTTGCAGCCACGTCCACTTCAGACCGTCGGCAAGCATCTCGTCGTAGGTCGCGCCGAGCACCCGTTGGTAGAGCGTCTTCTCACCGTCGTCGTCGAGTTTGATCCGCGCGACGTCGTCGGCGGACAGGTCGACACCGGCGCTGGCCATCGCGGCGATGTCGTTGAGCGCCGTGAGCCACAGGCCGGTTTTCGCCGAGGGTGACTCGACCGTGTAGTGGCCGTGCACACCGTCGATGTCACAGTCGGCTTTGCGGCACATCCGGTCCTTCGGGAAGCCGGAGGCGCCGTCCGGGCCAGTCTCGAAGTACGACGGCCTGAACGGGTAGTCCAGGCCGTCGTCCTCGAAGAACTGTGCGAGGTCGCGGACCGCCATCAGACGTAGGCGATGGCGAACCCGGACGACGCGCCGGCGCCGTTCGTGACGACAAGGTTGCCGGACCCGGCGGTGTGCGCCGGGGCGGTCGCGACGATCTCCCCGTCGGACACCACGACGAACGACGTGGCGGCCGTGCCGGCGAAGGTGATGCCGGTCGTGCCGGTGAAGTGGTTGCCAAGGATCCGCACGGCGGTGCCACCGGCCGCCGGCAGCGTCGTCGCCGTCACACCGGTCGGCAGCGTCAAACCGGCGATCGTCGGAACCACCGAGCCGGTGTCCGGGTGCGCGATCGACGCGAGCTGGCCTTGACCGGTCAGCGTGATCTGCACGGTGTCGAGCGCGGTCATCGCGCCGCCCTGCGGCTGCCACGAGACTGACGCCTTGCCGGTGTACGCCTCGACACGCGGGCCGCCCGGCTCCATCTCGTAGACGCGGACGGTCACGCTGTTGGACACGCCCGTCTTGCCGATCGACTTCGTGCGCAGGTGCTCCTGTCCCGGGTCGTAGGACGTCGTATCGGAGGCGAGGGTCTTGCGGGCGACCGTCAGCGTCGCGGACCACGCGGCAGCGGTCTTCGTCTGCGACTGGAAGCCGCCCGCGTCGTAGTCGCTGTCGTCTTCAAGGTGCGGGTTGTCCGGGTTGAAGACGATGTTGGTGGCGCCGAGGATCGGCAACCAGGATGCGGAGCCGACGCCATCGTTGGCGTCGACGTCGACGTACCACTTGCGGGCGGTGGTGCTGGCCCCGAGGGGCGTGTGCGTCGTTGCCGGCATTGTGGGTGCCTCCTCGGGGCGTAGAAGCCGGGTTGTTGCTGGTTACAGGCGATGCGTGCCGGGCCGGTAGAGCTCCAACCCGTAGTTCGATGAGTGCTCCCACCGCTGGTTGTCGTCCTCGCCGAGTGGCGTCGACGACGTGCGCATGAGCGTCTGGACGTGGATGCCGTTCGGCAGCGTGAGCGGATACCGGCCGAGTAGCACGTCAGCGATCGCGTCGTCGAGGGTGTAGGCGTCCCGCGGGTCCTGCCCGGCGCTGCGCGTGCGGACCTGCAGGCCGGCGCTGGAGTCCGCGTAGGTGGCGTCGTCACCAAGCCCGTAGACGGTCAAGGTGACGATCCGGTCCGGGTTCGGTGGGACGACGGCGATATAGATGCCGGTGACATTCGTCGCGTAGGTGCCGCTGGTCTGCCAGGCGAGGCCGCTCACCCCGGCGGCGAGCAGCTGGGCGAACCCTTCTCCGACGTCGGTGGTGAAACTCACCCGTCGATCGCCTTGCGGATCCCGGCGACGATCACCTTCGCGACGTCCGCCGCCTTGCCATGCATCGCCGTCTCGAGGTACTTCGCCTGGCCGTTCGGGTGGTGCACGTCCATCCGCTCGTGCACGATCGGCGCGTAGACGGCGGTGTCACGGCCACCGCGGCCGGCCTGGTCCTCCTGGCCGTAGCTGATGGTCGCGGCGAGCCCGTCGTGCGTGACCTTGCCGGACGCTTTCAACGCGCCGGTATCGACGGGGACGAGTCGTTGCGACTCGTCGAAGATCAGGTGCGCGGCCTGGTCGACGGCGGCTTCGGCGGCAGCGCGGACGATGGGTAGCGCGTCGTGCTTGGGAGGAGTGAACCGCCAGGTGACCGCCACGGTGCGCTCCTCTCAGAGCAAGTTGACCTCGATGTGGTCCGGCAGGTCGAGCGAGCCGCTGTCACGTCGCCCGACCCGGATGACTTCGCTCACGCGACCGCCGAACGTGGCTGGCAGGGTGACCTGCGACTGCACCGGCACGTCCGCGGTGTCGGCCGGCAGGAACACGGTCGCGGTGGAGGTGACCTGCTCGCCGTCGGCGTTAACGACGAGGCGTTGCCCGTCGTCGACGAACCCCGTGACGGTCTGCGGGGTGTCGTAGGCGATGGTGTAGGCGCCGACGCCGGTGCGCCGGGCGATGACGACGTCGTGGATCCAGAACGGCGCCAGATCGTCGCTCACAGGTTGCGCCACCACGAGAATGGCCACCGCAACGGGCCCGACAAACCGAAGTGCTCAAGGTGGTCCGTTGCGGTGGCACCGACCGGCAAGGGAAGCGCCAACAGTCCGCCGGTGTAGAGGATCTGACGTGCTTCCGGCACGAGCTCGGTCGCGGCGGCGGTGCGGGCTTCGCTCTGCCCGGCAGTGTCATAGCTGATGTCGCCGGACCCGATCTTGCGGCTCTTCACCGGTGCGGCGTCGATGCCGAGCTTGGCCGGGTCGATGCCGGTCGCGACCCACGCGGCGGCTTGTGCGGTGGTCGCGTCACGCAGCACGGTCGCTTGGTCGCCGGTGGGTGTGTCGGTGTAGGGGTCGCGGTTGGCTGCGGCGGCGACGAGGATCGACGCGGACCGCAGCAGGATGGCGGCGTTCGCCGGTGCGGTGGTGCCGAGCCAGGTGGCGAGGTCGCCGCTCGTGGCGTAGACGGTCAATGCCACGAGCAGCCTCCCTCAGCGTGATCGGGACGGGGGCGCAGGTCGGTGTGTGCGGCGAGCAAAGGACCCCCGGTGAGACCCGCCTGAACCGCCTTCGACCGAATGTGGATGGCATGGGGGCGGTCGTTGACGCCCACGCCCCGACTGTTACTCCTCGTCGCCGAGGATGCCCTTGCGCGCCTTGCCAGCCGCTTCGGCGTCGAGCACTCGCCCCTGCTCGGCCTCGCTCGCCGTTTCGAGGTAGGCGTTGACCTCTTCGACGGTGTGCTCGTTGGGGTCGAACGTGCCGAGGGACTGTTCGAGCTGCTCGACGACGGGCTCGTCACCGTCGACCTTGTAGCCGTCTTCGCGCAGGTAGTAGGCGAGCGCGACGGGGTTGGTCTCGTCGAAGGTGTCGCCGGTGGGGGTGGTCACGAGTGGCATGGCGTGGGTCCTTTCGGCGAGAGATTGGTCGCTGTGGCGAGTTAGAGGCCGCGTTAGTAACTGGTTGACGCTGCGTGATTACCGACGGAACAAGTGCTTGATCAGGTGGGCGACGACTACGCCTGTAGAGGCGTCAAGGTTGAAGGTCTTACCGCAGCGGCATCGAACCACTGGTTCGGGTATGAGCTTCGCCGCGTCACCGAACACAGGGTGCGGCCGTCGGTCAGCATCCGACCCGTGATCGGGTGTCCGGCCACGCAAGCCGTGCAGGTCTGCTTCAGACATGATGTCCTCGTCCTCGTCGCGTTAGTAACTGGTTGACGAGTCGGGAGTCGCGGCATTCTCAGGCGTGGTGCTCATCGGTCCACTCCACGAAGTTGTCCTGTCCAACGTTGCCGACGTGCGGCCCGTCGTGGTCGGCTCCGCGACCGCACCTGACGAACTCGTGCTCGGCATCGCGGAGCGTGATGTCAGCCCAACAACGAGCGGCAGGGCCTGTGTCGTTGGCTGCCCTGTAGATGGCGAATGCTTCGCCGCCGTCGACGGTCGTAGGCGTGTCGGTAAGCATCTTGGCGATCTTCGCCGCGTCACCGAACACAGGGTGCTCAGCCGTCAGAGTGTCGTGGATCGGGCACTCACCAGCGTCGCCGCAGTCGTGGTCCGCACCCGTGCCGCTCGCGAGCAAGCCGTCAGATTGCGTCATCGTTCCTCCTCGCGCCGCGTTATCAGCCGATCGGGCTACTGCGGGGTGGCTGTGACGAGATACAAAACAGCTTCGCCTTGGGTGGCGCCGGGGTCGGCGCCGCTCGTCTCTCCGGTCTGAGAGACGACCACCTTGATCGGATCGGCGCGGGCGAACTTCGCAGGCAGGTTCCGTAGCCCAGC